GTGCATGGGGGCAACGTGGTTATTCGTAGTTCTAACCTGACAACAGGTGCTACTTTTACAAATGCTATTGATGTTATTCCTGAACTCTCTGGAAATATCAGCGAATCAATTGTGCCTAATATTGTAAATGGAACTTATTTGCTTGCTTTTAGGGATGATGGAGGGCGACTTAGTGCAAATGCAGCATCAATAAAAAATATAAATACAAAACCTGATGTTTTTCCAAAACTTACAGTTTTAACAGATAGAGAAGATTTAGATAGTCCACCTTTTCAAGGTGTAAGAAGTGATTGTTTTTTCTCTGATGAAGTTAATGGTCTTGTTTTAGGATCTACAACCTTGTTAGATGATGTAACAGATTTTGATGCTATAGCTGATTTTGACTTTTTAGGTAATGTTAATTTTTTAACAGGTGGACAATACTTCTTTAAATCAACTCTTGATCTTGGAGGAAAACAACCTTTAAAACTTCGCAGGCATTTTGTTACTCAAGGTTTCTTGCCTAATGATTTGATTGATAAAAGAACTGCAAATGTTGATACTTGGACAGATTTTGACGGGGCGACCGCCTTTAATGTGAATGCTACACTATCTGTTGCTACAACTGATTCTGATCCTGATTTGTCAGTATCGGCCACATATACAATAAATGATGGTTCTGGGGGCGCAGGAACAATAATCACAATAACAAAAACATCACATGGTTATTCTGTAGGAAGTCTTGTTACTCTTGATTTCACTTCTGGAACTGGTGTTAACGGTGATTATTTAATAGCTTCAGTGCCAAATGCAAATACTTTTATTTTAAATTCTGCAACCTCTTTAAATACAAGTGGCAACTGTACATATTCAGCAGAATTTGAACCTTATCAAAAGTTTGTAAATGGTACATATATTGCAAGAGGTTTTAAATTTAAATGTGATTTATTATCTACAGATCCCGCTCAATCTATTGAAATTGACCAACTAGGATATTTTGCAGAGCTTGATAGTAGAACAGAAACAAGTCTTGGTAATGCAGCCGCTTCAAGTGGTGGTTTTATTGCAAGTGGTACTTCTACAAAGTCTGTAACTTTTACAGATAGCTTTTTTACAGGTCAGTCAGGTACTAGCGTTGCAGCAAATAGTGTTTTACCTTCTATAGGAATAACAATAGAAAATGCTTCGTCTGGTGATTTCTTCACTTTGTCAAACATCACTGGTACAGGTTTTGATATAGATATTAAAAATGGATCTAGTCATGTAAACAGAAACTTTAAATATGCAGCTACAGGCTTCGGGCGTGGTAGTTAATAATAGTTTAGGATATACTTAGAGAAAATTTTGGATTAGGAAATGGCACAACACGATTATGTTATAGATAACTCCACAGGAGCAAACGTCAGGGCTGATATAAATAGTGTATTACAGGCAATAGCAAGTAATAATTCTGGTTCGTCAGCACCATCTACAACATACGCTTTTCAATTATTTGCTGATACGACAAATAATGTAATGAAGATAAGGAACTCTGCAAATAACGCATTTATAGAACTGTTTCAACTTGATGGTACGTTTACATTAGAAGATGGCTCTGCGAGCACCCCTGCACTTGCTTTTAGAGATGATTTAAACACAGGTATTTTTAGTTCGGCTGCTGATACTTTTAATGTTGCAACTGGCGGTGTTGAACGCATGCGTATAGATTCGTCTGGAAGGGTAATGATAGGAACTACTACTCCAGCAGCAGTACTTACATTAGACAATACAGGACAAACTACACAAGCACTTATACAGTGTGAAGATGTTGGAGGTTCTGGAACACATTCACATATAAGCTTAAAAAATACTACTGGTACTGTAGCCACTATAAATACAACTTCCGATAATTTAGAATTAAGAGTTGATGATGCCACTGTGTTTTCAAATATTTCTGGCACAGAAAGCATGCGTATAAATTCGTCTGGTCTTGTAAATATTGGGTCTGGTGGTAATGCAAGTGGTCTATCTCCTTTACTACATCTTCATAAGGCTGCCAGTAATGCAACTGCATTTTTTCATATAACTAACGCAGATACGGGAATTACAAGCAGTGACGGATTTGTTTTTGGATATAATTCATCTCGCGACGCTTTAGTATTCAATAAAGAAAACACTCCAATGCGTTTTGCAACTAATAACACAGAACGTATGCGTATTCAATCTGATGGAGGAATATCATTCAACGGAGACACCGCAGCAGCAAACGCTTTAGATGACTATGAAGAGGGAACTTTTACTCCACAATTTAATGCAAGCAATAACACTTCAAATGCAAGCACTTCTGTTAGTGAGGCGAAATATACGAAAATCGGTGATACTATATTCTTAGCGTTTTATATAACTTTAGCCGCTCATGCAAGTGGCACGACAGGTGGTTTAGCAAAAATTAAGAATTTACCATTTACAAATGGCAATAGACATACTTCTATTTCTGTAGGATTCTTTAATGCTTTTAATGCAAACCAAATGTTTTTGACAGGCACAATTCAACCAAATTCAACTGAGATATTATTAAGACACTTAACAACAGAATCAAGTGGAATTGCAAACATGGATTATGACAGTAATTTAAAACCAACTTCAGAGGTTATAGTAAGTGCAACATATACAACTAATTAGACCGAGCTAAGTCTTAAAACTAAGTCTAAACCTGTTTTAATCGGAGATTAATCCTAA